AAGGCACAAAGCAATAATATTAATGTTAAGGGTAGCAACTTTAATTTGCTGCAAGATTCAATTGATTATAACACTTCTAAAGGGCAAAGCAAATCATTTAACATTAATGGTAAGCAATCAGTAAAATTAAGTTCAGTATTTGTGCCTGAAAACTATTCAGATTTAATCCAAGATTTGTTGTTAAGCGAAACGGTTTTATTGGATGGTAAGCCTGTTGAAGTTAAAACACAAGCAACCACATTAAAAACTTCTTTACAAGATAGAAATATCAATTACGAAATAGAATTTGATTACGCATTTAATTTAATTAATAACGTTATTTAATGGTAACAGTAGGACTTTACATATATATAGATGGTGTAGCTAAAAGAATTGAATTATTTGATGATGAAAAAATATCTATAAATAGTTCGGTTCAAAATGCTTCAGATATTTCAAAGATTTACACAGACTTTAGCCAATCGTTCACAGTGCCTGCTAATGACTATAACAATACTATTTTTTCACATTGGTATGAAAGTTCTATTGATGGTGGGTATGATGCAAGAAAAAGAAAAAAGGCTTATATTGAATTAGATACTATACCTTTTAGAAATGGTAATATACAATTAGAAAAAGCTACTATAAAAAATGGGGTGCCTGAAAATTATACCATCACTTTCTTCGGTAGTTTAGTTTCTTTGAAAGATACGTTTGCAGGTAAAAAACTTTCTGAATTAGATTATTCTGCATATTCAATTGTTTATACAGATTCTGAAGTAATTGACAGGGTTAAAGCTGAAGTTTTAAATGATGTTAAATTTCCATTAATTAGTTCAAATAGAGTTTGGCAAGACACAGGAACTACAGAAAACATTACTACTTCAGGTGGTGCAATATTAACATCTGAATTATTCCCTGCATTTAGAGTTAGTAAAATATTTAGTGCAATTGCTTCAAACTATGGAATTACTTTTAATGGTTCTTTTTTAACAGATAAAAGATTTACTAATGCATATTTGTGGTTGAAAAATGCTGATGTATTTAAAGCAAAATGTGAAGAATTACAAACTGATTTTATAAGTTATAATTTTTCAGGACAATATCCTGTTAATGATTTAGTAACTGTAGACTTAACAAATAATACATTTGAATATTTTGGTTTATCAGGAACTAATTGGTGTAGTGTTTCTTTTTTGACTACTTGTACTGTTTCAGGTGTTCAATGTTATTTTAGCGTTTACAAAAATGATATATTATTATACACAACACCTTTTACATCTTCTACTACAGAAACAATAGCAGGTAGTATTTTACAAGAAACATCTGGCGGAAGTGAATTTGGAACAGGAGTGATTAAGGTTAAAGTTAGTAGCGATACACCCGTAACATTTTCTTCAAGAATAAGAGTTAGTGTAGAATATGATGATGGTTCAAGAGGAACTATTTTAGATAATAACAATTACATAGTAAATGCTACACAATCAACTACTGCTAATTTAGATTTGAAGCTTTATATGCCTGATATTAAAGTAGAAGATTTTTTTAGTAATGTTTTAAAAATGTTTAATTTGACCTGTTTAGGTTATTCTGAAAATGTTTATACTATTGAACAAATAGAAGATTGGTATAATGCAGGTGAAATTATAGATATAACACAGCATACTATTTCTGATGATGTAGATATTAGTAAATTAGAAACATATAAAAAGATTAATTTTAATTACACTAAAAGCGAAAGTTTTATGAACGTTGCTTATTTAGGTAATGCAGGTTTTGAATATGGTAATTTAAAAGCTGATTTGAATTCTGAAGGTAGTGAATATAATGTTCAATTGCCTTTTGAAAATATGTTATTCAATAAATTTACAGGACAAAATTTACAAGTTGGTTATTCTTTAAAAACAGATTTCAAACCATATATTCCAAAACCAATAATATTATACGATTACGGAACATTGCAAAGTTGTAATTTTTATTTAAAAGGTTCAGCTTCAGCAACTAATATAACAACTTATAATGCATTTGGTCAAGATAGTTTAATTAGTTCTATAAATCATAGTTTGAATTTTGGTATTGAAATAAGTTCATTGTTATTAACACCAATAAATGATACTTTATATTCTGATTATTATCAAGCATATTTAGAAAATATATATAATCAAAAGGTAAGAAAATATAATATAAAAGCAATATTACCTATTAGTTTATTAACTTCTATAAAATTAAACAATAGATTAATAATACGAGATAAGAGATATATTATTAATAATATGAAAATAGATTTAACAACTGGTGAAGTAGATTTTGAATTAATAAATGATTTAAGAATATTAAAAGAACCCGCACCAATATTACCTGATTATTCAAGCATAGATTACACATCAGATTATTCCATTTAAAATTAAAATAAAATGACAAAAGCAGAAGTACAAGCATTAATAGATTCAAATTTAGCATCGGCATCATCAATAACAGCTTTAAAACATAGAGAAGTCGAAACAGCGTTATTAAATTTTATAGACGATATATTAGTAACAAAACCTTTAGTAAAAGGAACGTTTGCAATTGGTAATTTAACAAGCACTACTGCAAGTTATAATGTAACTTTTGGCACAACATTAAGCACCGCTGATTATATAGTGTGTGGAACTATCATATCAAAAGGAAATGGTCAAGCTGATAATGAAGTTCAATATGCAATTGGAAATAAAACAGTAAGTGGTTTTACAATTTACATAAGAGAAACTGCAAACGTTACTCAAAACATAGATTTTGATTATGTAATTTTTAGCAAATAATATGATAAAAGAAATTTTAAATCTGTTAATGTTAGATAATCATTACGGACAAACCGAAACAATAGAAATAGCAAAAGGCAAATACGAACTACCTAATAGTTGGTCAAAAGGATTTAACCAAATAAAAAGAATAATTAAATGGCAGAAGTAAAAACGATAGAACTTCATATTAAATCAAACGTAGATACTGCATCTAAAGAATTTGATAATTTTGCGAAGTCGATAAAAGCAGTAGATAAATCTGCTACAAATCTAGATGCCACTTTTGAAGAAGTTTATGGTGACTTACAACCATTAACAACAAGGATGGGTGAAGCCGAAGATAGGCTTTATGAATTAGCTTTAGCAGGACAACAAAGTTCACAAGAATTTAGAGACTTGTTGACATCTGTAGGTAACTATAGAAGAGTTCAAATTCAAACTGATATGGTTGTAGATAATGCTGCAACCACATTAAGTCAAAAACTTACTGGTTCATTAAATGCTGCTGCAGGTGCTTTTAGTTTAGTTCAAGGTTCTATGGCTTTGTTCGGTGCTGAATCTGAAGATGTAGAACAAGCTATATTGAAAGTACAATCAGCAATGGCTATTACTCAAGGTGTAGAAACAATTACAGAAAGTGCTAAAAGCGTTAGAGCATTAGGTACTGCTATACAATCTACTACTGCATTTCAAAAAGTTTCTGCTGCTGCTCAATATGTATGGAATGCCGCAATGTCGGCAAATCCAATTGGTGCTTTAGTAGTTGCTATTGGTGCATTATTAGTTGGTGGATATAAACTTATTAAATTCTTTCAAGATTCATCTGCTGCTAATGAAAAAGCCGCTGCTGCAACTGCAAAAAATACTGCTGCTTTAAAACAGCAAAGTATAAATGCTGCACAATCTTCTAATAAGTTAAAAACTTATAATGACCAACAATATGCATTAGCTGAAGCTTCAGGTGCATCAAGTGAAGAGTTAAGAAAGTTAGCTTTAAAACACAAAGAAGAAGAAGTTGCTTTAAATAAAAAGAATGCTATTTTAGCACAAAGTACATTTTTAAGACAACGTGATACTTTAGCTGCTTTAAAAAATTCTGAAGCAAGTGATGAAGTTATTGAAAACCAAGAAAAGTTAGTTCAAGAAACTTACAAATCATTTAAAAAGCAAAATGAAATACTTTCTACTTCTTATAAAGAACGTGCTGCATTAAGAAATGCAAATGCAGTTGGTGAAGTTGCTGATGCTAAAGCAGCATCTGATAAAGCTGCTGAAGAAGCTAAAGCGGCAAGAGAAAAAAGATTAGCTGAACAAAAAGAAGCTGATGAAAAAGCAAAAGAAAAAGCTAAAAAAGACCAAGAAGAATTTAATCAGTTTCAAATAAAAATAAACGAAGCCAAATCAGCACAAAATATTGCTGATATGGAAGCTAAAGAAACAAAGATTAATGACCTTTTTGAAATAGCTAATGTAGTTGATGAATTAGAAACTAAAAATACTGAAAAGTTAAAAGCAGAAACTGATGCAAGAATAGAACTTGCTAAAAAAGAAAAAGAAGCTAAAATACAAGCTGCTGAAGCTGCTGCTACTACATTATCAGGATTAGCTGATTTATTAGGTAAAGAAACTGCTGCAGGAAAAGCTGCTGCTGTAGCAAGTGCAACTATATCTACATTTTTATCCGCACAAAAAGCTTATGAATCTACTGTAGGTATTCCAATTGTAGGACCTGTATTAGCACCTATCAATGCTGCTTTAGCTATTGCAGGTGGTATTAAATCTGTTAAGTCTATTTTGTCTGTTAAAACACCTAATGGTGGCGGTGGTGGTTCAGCACCTACTATTAATGCACCTGCAGGTGGGTCTGCTCCTTTAGCCGCTGCTCCTACATTTAACGTAGTTGGTACTTCAGGACAAAACCAGATCGCTCAAAGTTTAGGTAATCAAGCACCTGTTAAAGCTTATGTAGTAAGTAACGATGTGACTACTGCACAAAGTTTAGATAGAAATATTGTAAACACAGCCACAATAGGAAATTAACAAAAACCAAATAATTTAATTTATAAATAAAAATAAAATGCGAATAGTAGAATTAATCATAGACGAAAAAGAAGATTTGAGTGGTGTAGAAGCTATTTCAGTTGTAGAATTCCCTGCAATAGAAGAAAACTTCATAGCACTTAATCAACAATTACAATTGGCTAAAGTAGATGAAGAAAAGCGTATCTTAATGGGTGCGGCTTTAATTCCAAATAAAAACATCTACAGAAGAAATGGTGATGATGAGTATTACATTTTCTTTTCAGATGCAACTGTAAAAAAAGCAAGTGAATTGTTCTTGATGAATAGCAACCAAAACAACGCTACATTAGAACACCAAAAAAAGATAAATGATTTGTCTGTAGTTGAATCTTGGATTGTAGAAGATATTGAAATGGATAAGTCTAAAAAATATGGTTTAAATGCACCAGTAGGTTCTTGGATGGTTTCAATGAAAGTAAATAATGATACTATTTGGAATGACTTTGTTAAAACAGGTAAGGTGAAAGGCTTTTCTATTGAAGGATATTTTGCAGACAAATTAGAAATGAGTTTACAAAAAGAACAAGAAGAAGAATTGATAACTAAAATAAAAGAAATAATTGTTAAACATAATTTATAAACTAATGGGTAAATCAAGTTCACCAAAAGGTGGTAAGAGAGGTTGTCTTGGAAAAGATGGCAAATATGCAATTGAAAACTGCACAGGAGAATTAGCTAATCAAGGAATTGGTAGCACAGTTCAACAAGGTGGTGCTACAGTAACTGTAGTTGATGGTGTAAAAACTATTGTTAGAAGTAACGGATAAACTAAATAAATAAATTTAAAATGAGCGAACAAAAAACAGTTTTCAATAAATTATGGAAACAGAATAGTACAGAATTAGCTTCACAGAAAGTAGAATTAGGTTCTATAAAAGAAGTTAAAGAAGCTATAAATGGATTAAAGAATGCAGAAGCTGATGCTACAAAAGTTGTAGCTGCTTATGAGAAAAAATTATTAGAAGCTTCAGATGCTTATGACGTTGTTATGAGAGAAAGAAATGCTATTTATAGTTGGGCTATGTCTGCTGCTCCTGCAATACTTTCTGATTTTGAAAAGAAAGCAAAAGAATTAGGTTTAGAAATAAATGATAATGCAGATGTTATTCAATTAAGAAAATTAGTTGAATTAGGTAAAGAACTATATAAAGTTTTAGATAATGATTATTTAAAAAATAGTCCAAGAAAACTATTGTAATTTATAACAAATAAAAATAATATTATTAATAACTAAAAATAATTACAATGAGCGAACAAAGAACGGTTTTCAATAAGCTTTGGAAATCAAATAGTACAGAACTTGCTTCACATAAAGTAGATTTGGCTTTGATTGATGATATAAATTCAGCTTTACAAAAAGCTTTTGATTCTACTGATGTAGATAGTATTGTTTTAAATGCAATTTCTAAATTAGAAAAAGCTATTCCTTTCTTAAAAGAAACTATTAAGATGTCAGACGATGCCTTACAAAAAGTAAAAGATTTAGGTATTGGTGGTGGAGCTGATAAATTGTTTTTAAATAAAAAATCAGAAGCTGAAAGTTTATTAAAAAGAACTGAATCAAGAATAAACGGATTAAATAGTTTTAGAAAATAATTAATAAATAAATAAAAATGAGTGTAATTAATGAAATCAAAACTCTTTTGGGAATGGAAGTAAAACTTGCCCAAATGAAACTTGAGAACGGCACGGTAATCGAAGCAGAAGCTTTTGAACCTGAAATGGCTGTTTTTATAGTTAATGAAGAAGATAGAATTGCAATGCCTGTAGGTGAATACGCTTTAGAAGATGGAAACATCCTAAAGGTAGACGTTGAAGGTGTTATTGCTGCTATTGAAATGCCTGAAGAGGAAATGCCAGAACCTGAAATGGAAACTCCAGAAGTTGAAGTAGAAGTTGAAGCATCTG